CCGTCAGGCGTGCGAATCAGCGTGTGCCCGAGAAAGCATCCGCCACCACCAGCACCGGCGATCCTGCTCATCCGGCCACCTGCACGGTGTCAATGCCGGCCGAGATCACCACCGAGCCCACCAGGGTCTCGCCGTAGACGATCGGCACAGGCAGGCCCTGGCGGCTGGTGTTCTGGATGCCCGAGAAGCTGTAGCTCTTGCGGGGATCTTTCACGGTGTCGCTGGTGGAGCCTAGTCCCACTGTTCGCGGCACGGGCGTGAGCAGCTGTGCAACGCCGCCGAGCACCAAGCTGGCGCCCGTGCCGACCAGCAGCTGAACACCCAAGGCGCCAATGCCGGGCACCAGAAAGCCAATGGCAAGCAACGCCACGCCCGCAATGATCCGACCCACCGCGCCAGCGCCGGCGACGACGGGAACGATCTTGATTTCCTGCAGGCCGGCCGGGTCGTGCAGTTCATCCACGGCCAGGTCGTAGCTGCCCACGCTCACCCGGTAATGCTGGTCGGCCATGTGCTGCTCCAGCTGCGGGAAGTTGGCCAACAGGAAGCGCACGGCCTCAGCCGCGCTGCTCACCTCAGCCTCAAACTTCCTGCGCTTCAGGAATTTGGCCAGGCGCCCGTAGATGCGTATGGTGCGCAACATCACGCCAGCCCTAGCCTCCCTGCATCGTAATGGCGCAGCCTACGCCCGGTGCATTTCATCAGCCAGCCGCCGTAGATGTCACGACTGCTGAGCCGGCCGCGGACGTGATGGAGCACCAGCTGATCGCCGATGTAGACGCCGACATGGTTAAGGCCTGGCCCGCTGATGCTCATCAGCACCGCATCGCCCGGTTGCAGCTCATCGTCTTCATCAAGCTCGCGGAACCCGGCATCGCGCCAGGACCGGTCGAATAGCGGCTCGGCCTCAAACTGCTCCGGCGTCAGTGGGCGCTCCCAATCCGGCAGCCGCAGGTTGTGCTCGGCGTACCAGTCCCGCGCCAGCGTCCAGCAGTCGGTGAGCCCCCACACCCATTCGCGGCCGATCAGGGGCGCCTTGTAGCCGGTGGGACGCAGCTCGGGACTCCATGCCTCGGTCTTCGGGTTGACGATCCACCAGGGGAGGCCGGTGCGCTCGATCGCTACCAGATCGGCTTGGCTGGGCTGCGGCGGTGTGACCGGGTGGCTGTGAACCACCGCCATGATTTCGCCGGCATCCTCGGCCGCGGCGTAGTCGATCGGGTCGAGGATGAACTGCTCGACGCCGACCGCCAAGTTGTGGCAGGGCCAGTAACGCTCGCGGCCCTTGACCACCACCAGCAGGCCACAAGCCTCGCGGGGATCCTCGGCCTGGGCGTGATCGAGTGCAGCGGTGCGCCAGTCGGTCATGCGAACAACGTACCCACACCGGGGTAGGACCCGTACGGCAGTTCGGCAGTGGCGCCGAATCTTGCCTTGCAGCTGCTCAGCCGCTTGCCGCACACGTCAGCCGCAAGGGTGGCCACGGGTTGGTCGTTCTCGTTGAAGTAGCTGGTGCCCACGTAGCCGCACTCGGCTGAGCGGTACTTCCACTGGCAGATGTTGCTGATGCACTGGCGCTTAGGTGCGCGAACACCTGCCAGGTCAAACGCTGCCGCTAGTTCAAATTCCACTACGTCGCGCGTCTCGACGGACTTGCGGTCCACGTAATAGATCTCGCGCGGGAACTCCGCGGTTGGGTCCGGTGTGCCGTAGGGGTTAACGCTGCCGGGGAAGTTCACCGCGTCGAGGTAGCGGGCCAGCGTACGGATGCGCGTTACCTTGGCGCCCGATAGACCGTCAGGTAGGCTCAGCAGCAGCGCAGTGATTGTGCCCATTACATTGCTGCAGCGTATATTGGGCCGCGGCAACGTGCCCTTGCCCTCGTAGGTGAAGCCGTCAGCCTCGATGGGGAATTGTAGATAGCTGTTACCAGCCCATACCACATTGCCGTTGTTGTTTAGGTTGGTGCCGGCGTGAAAGCGGAAGGTATCATCGGCGCCGTGCTGTAGCAGGTTTATCTGCAGCTCAAATAGCTCGATAATAGCGCTAGGTGCTATTCCTTGTAAATCGCTTTCGTAATCTTCTGAGCTGTAGTCTAATATGTATATGTCATGAAAAGGTGAATAGTCTGCTGCTTCATAGTTAATCACGGCTCATAGACCTCTCTAAACGTGGCACGTATTTGATTGTTATTACAATTACTAAGCGTTACCTGCCACTCCTCACACACATACTTACCAGCAGAGCCTCGCGGTGGTGTCCAGTCGAAGCTCTCCACACCGCCACGTGCATCTAAGAACGCGACAATAAGTTCGCGTTCTGCGTCAGTGCGGTTGGAGAAGACAAGCTGCCACTCTTTAGGGTTGGTGTGTAAGCCAAATCTTATGCGTTGCTCATAACCATCGCCTGCTGCAAACTTACGCACACGAGGCTTACTTACCTCGGTAGGCTCGTAGGAGCTGACGTAGGAGAATGTTGGCATGGGTACAGCGTACTACCTTTGCGGCTTAGCGGCTTAGCAGGCCACCTGGGCGTTGTTGGCGTACCAGCTCCGCTTGGACGGCTTGGGAAATTACGCGGCCGAGCTGCTCGCCTTGGCCGGCGTTGCCTTGCACCGAAGATCCGCTCGCATCGACGTTGACGGTAACGCTCACAGGCGACCCACCGCCTGCCTGCTCAACACCAAGGCGCCCACTAGGGAGGCGGCGGAGCGGCATGATCGCTTCCGGGCCAGCCTCGCCCATAAGCCCGAGGCGGCCGGCGCCGCCGTTGGCGAACTTGAACAGGGTGGGCTCGTTGACGATGCCGCCCATGGCGTAAGCGGTCACGTCGTGCTGGAACGCGCCACCCATGGCAAACGGGACGATGCCGTTCTTCGCAAAAGCGCCGCCCATGGCAAAACCGAAGTTGGGTCCAGCGGCCCCTTTGCCCGTAATTGGATCGAAGTACCCCTTACCGAAGCTACCACCACCAGGAGCAACGGCGCCAATGATCTGCATAACGCTGCGCAAAATTAGCTGCTGGATGATCATGCGAGCGGTGTCCCTAAGGATCGAGGCGGCGAACTCCTGGAAGTTGGCGGTGCCGGTGGTGACGAGGCTGAAGATGGCGTCCTCGACGCCTTTGATGCCGGTCTGGGCGAGCTGGGTCGTGGCCTCGCGCATGGTGCCAATCGACTGGACGTAGGCTTCGGCGCCTTCGCGTAGGCCGAGGCCGATGCGATCGTCCTGGCGAGTGCGCATTGCCTTGTTGAAGGCTTCTGCAGCTTCTGCATTTTCTCGCAAAAGCCGCGCACGCTCGGCGTACTGTTCGTTCTGCGCAGCTAGAGCGCGTTGAAGCTCGTCTTTTCTATCGGGGTTGTCTTTAACAAGCTGATTATATGTTGTTTGTTCCTGGCTTTGCTCTTTACGAAGTCCGAGTAGACGCTCTTCTAGGTCTATAAACTCAGGGCGCACGCCTTCTAGGGTAAGGCGATTACGCAGAGTCTGCAGTTCGTTACTGTCGCGCATTGTCGCGTTTTGTTGCCTAAGGGCATCTGTGGCCTTGAGCGTGAATTGCTCAAATAGCGCAGCGCGTTCCTTAGATACGTTGGCTTCGATAAGTTGTTGCTGAGCTTCGGCCTGCGTTACGTCGAGACCCTCGATGACCGCACCACCGCTCGCTCTGATTGCGCGGTTCTGCTGGGCTGCAGCGCCTGTGGGCATACGTGCCGATCCGCGCTGCAGATGCAAAAGCCGCATCGGGCCATCCTTTGTATTTATCTCTACTGCGTATCCGCCTGCACCTGTAAAACCTAGATCGCGCAGTAACGTGGCGCCATTTTTTAGTGTTATGCCACTGCCTGAAGGTGTTCCAAAATCTATACCTGCGTGAAAATTACGGCCGAATAAGCTCCTGGGACCGTAAGGGCTAGTAACTCCGTAGCTAGAAGGAGTGCGGCCATTAACACTTAAATAGCGGTCTGCATCTGCAGCTGTAATTCGACGACCATCGGCCCAGCGTGCGTCTAGGTGAGGGCCGGTGCTTTGCCCCGTGCTACCCGTTCTAGCAATGACACCCGTAGTGCCGCGTAGCATTGCTGCACCTTGGGCGTCAAAGGTGGCACGTACTGCAGCGCTTTGTTGCGTCTGCTTAGCCAGGCGCACGTCTTGAGCTGCGCGGACACGGCGCTCCTCGATTTCGCGGAGGCTGCGCTGCAGATCCTCAAAGTTGCTTACGATGTCGCGTGCTGCACCAGTTTCGCGTAAGATGCGGTTCTGTGCTTGGGCGTCGTCGAGGCGTTTCTGCAGCTCGTAGCGCTGACGGTCCAGCTCGATTTGGTGCTGGAATACCCTGTCGGCTGCACGCAGCTGCTGGTCGAGCAGGGTGTTGGCCAGGCGCTGCTGTTCGGCGGCCGCGGCTTGAGCGTCACGCGCGGCCTTGTCTGCAGCTGACTTTTTCTTCTTTTCCTCGTCTGTGGCGGGGGTGGGCCATGTGGACAGACCTGCCGCAGCATCCACTTTCGGTCTATTTAGAGCATCGTAAATAGCGTCCAGGTTAGCTTTTGTATTTTTTATTCTAGTCTGCGCAGTCTGTATGCCCGTGTTTACTCCAGCTAGCTTATTGCGCAAACCAGACGCAGCTACATTATCATCTGCAAGAGCGATCTGGCTTTCTAGTGTCTTCCTCTCTTGTGTGAGCCTAGCTACCTCTGCCCTGTTAAAATTGTAGGCATTGGTTGTTTGTGTAGCTAAGTTACTGAGTTGCGTGCGGTTAAGGGCTGTACCTCCCATGTTCTTGAGCCACGCCGAACCGCTAAGCTCCTTAGACACTCGCTGCGATTCACCAAAAAATTCATAAACTTCACGGATGCGAAGTATGGCTTCGGTAACGCCAGCAAGTATTACTGTAATTACTATCGGCTTTGCGGCTGCGGCAGCTAAGAGACCCAGAGAAGTACGAACAGCACCTAGTTTTCCTGCAAGTCCTCCTGCGCTAGCCGCTGTTGTGGTCAGTACATCACCCGTAATTTTAGCTGAGGCGGCAGTAGTTGTAAACATCGCTGCAAGGTTTACAGCGGCGAGTGTAGCCATGGCGCTACGCAGCGCAATTAGACCTGCTGTAACGGCACCCAGCTGCAAGGCAAACGTCGCTAGGCCCGAAGCAGTTTTGTTTTCAATTAGAAACTCAAACGCAGCGGCTATGCCCTTAAGCGCGGCAACTACAGAGGGAGTAATGGTAGTAATAAACTCTGCAAAAGCACTCTGTAAAGAGGCGCCAATGGGTTGCAAGGCGCGTCCCACCTCTAGCTGCATGTTTTGCATTGCAACTGTCAAACGAGCGCCTGCCTCTTGGCTGGAAGCGGCAATCTTGAGTGCCGTTTGTCCGTACTCAGTGCTGATTAGCTGCAGGAACTTCATTAGGTCGTTGAGACCTACTTGGCCCTCCTGGAGCGCCTTTTGCAGCTGAGGGCCGGTCATGCCGGCCGCCTTGGCGAAGAGGGTGAAGGTGCCGGGCAGTCGCTCAGCGATCTGGTTGAGTTCTTCGGCGCTGACCTTGCCCTTGGAGAAGACCTGCGTGAGTGCGAGGAGGGCGCCATCGGCCTGCTCAGCGTTGCCGCCAGTGGCTTTCACTGCCTCGCTTACGGCACGGAATGCAAAAGCGGAGTCGCTTACCGTGCCACCGGCGCCCTTGACGGCGGCGCTCAGTCGGGTCATGCCCTGGATCGCAACCTCCTGGGGGATGTTGAGATCGCGGGTAACCGAGGCGGCTGCGGCCAAAGCCTGGCTGTAAGCGTCTTGGGAGCCGACGATGCCCCGCAGAGCGATCTGCAGCTTGTCGATGCGGGCCGAGTAGTCGGTCACTGTGCCGAGCTGCTGGCGGAACATGCCGACCTGCGCACCAAAAGCCGCGCCAGCAAAGGCGCCGCCCACGCCGCCCACAGCCAAACCGCCGAGGCCGCCGATCAAGCCCTCGGGGCCGCCAAAGATGCCACCGCTAAGCGCCGCACCAACGCCCTGAGCGAGTTGCATCCCGCTTAGGCGGCGGCCTCGGCGCTTATCCGCGATGCCCATACGCCTGTCAAAGTCGGCAAGCTGAGTATCAAACTCTTTCTTACGTAGTTGGCCTTCTAACTCAAGCCCTTCAAGAGCCTTGTCAATATAGATTTGATTGTATTTAGCTTGTAATTCAGTGCGCTGTATGAATGCCCTCTCATAAATGTCCGTTACAGATCGTTGTGCAGATTCAACGGACTGCAGCGCCTGCGTAGCTGCTTCCGGGAATGGCTGCGGGCCTATGGGGCGGGCGTACGCGGCTTCGTCTACACGGATTCGCCCCGGTGTGTACGCACCAGCGGCAATCATGGCTCCTGTGTTGGGATCTCGGTAACCTCCAACGCCAGGCGCTAATGGTCCCTGAGTTGCGTAATACTCTTGAATACCGGCTAATTTGCCTTCTCTACGGCGTACGCCACTTTCTGCGATGTTGAGCTGTCTAAAGGCGTCGGCAGTGCCTAATATGTCGGTCCGCAACTGCCTCTGTATTTCGGCCATACGCAGAGCCACGTCCACGTATGTGGAACTGCCGCGTGTGGTATTTACAAGGCGCTCGCTCAATTCCGCCAGTTCTTGATTAAGACCTGCGGTAGTGTTGGGCAGATCGCCCATCCGCTGCCCGATGCGCTCTGCGGAATAAAAGCCTGTGGTTAAGGTGGTTTCGTTAAATGCGGCAGCAGCTGTGCGCACAGCTTCGCGTCCGCTGCGGACGCTTTCACCGAATGTAAGTTGCCGCTGTGCGGTGAGTGCCCTATTAAGACGTTGTTCTGCGGTGGCGCGTTCTTCTATGGTGGTAGCTAGTCTGCGCTCCCTACCGCTGCGCAGATCAATCTCGTTGATTACTTGTCGCTGCAGCTCGATACCCGCGTTTATCGACGTAAGTGTCGCTCGTACTCCTGCTGCTGTGGCCGGGAAAGCTCTACTAAGCGCTACGTTAAGCTCCCTTGCTACGGTGGTTACTGCTGTTATGCGCTCTGCGATCTGAGCAATATCGCTGCTTAGCGTGTCGTAAGCTCTGGAATTAGCGCGGGTCTGCTCCTGAATGCGTACCAGGGCAGCCCGGTGCTCTTCAAGGACTCGGACGTTACGGGTTGTTTCGCTGAACGTGGCTACCAACGCATTGCGTTGTGCCATAAGCGCGTCCGTAGCACCCCGTTGTACTTCGCCTACACGTCGAATGTCGTCGGCTAGGCTTCTATACGCATCGCCGCAAAAGTCGGCCTGAGACCGTAAGCCTTGTAGTGCTGATACAAGACCTTTGGTTACTGCTTCACTATTACCGGCTGTCTTAGCAAATTCAAAAATACTGTTGCGGGCACCTATGATGTCCTGCTCGGACATCTTTGTGACTTTGCTTAAGTCACGAAAGGAACCGCGAATCTTATCTAAGCCTTCAAACTTCTCTAAACCTAAACGTACAATAATATCTTCAATCTGCTTAGCCATCCTGCTTATCCTCCCCCTTAGCCAACGCGCTGAGAGCGGCAGTTTCCATGATCTGCAGGCCCTCCAGCATGTCGAGGCGGTCGTCCACGCAGTATAGGTCCATCAGGCCGCCAGGCATCAGCAGCACCTCGTATTTCAAACCGAGGTAGCCCGCCATGGTGGTGTTCCACTGCGTCTGCATTCTTAGGAACATCATTACGATGTCCCAATTTTCGTCCCAGACCTCGTAAGGGGCGGCGGGTTTGGGTTTCGCGTCTTCGGGTAAGACTAAACCGAAGACTTTGGCATCGTCTTCGGTCTTATCTTCCTCCTGCTTACCGCCTACCCAGAACTCCGCCGCACCCTTCAGTTTCCCGACTTAGCGCCGTCGAAGGTCTCGGTGTAAGCCTTCAGGACACCGCGCACCCAGTAGGGGTCGTCGGCGAAGTCGGTGAGCGCTTCGATGGAGAAGGGGAGGTCGGTGCCGTCTTCGTCGCTGATGCCGTTCCAGCCGAGCACGACGGCTTTGAGCAGGGGCAGATCGCCCTTCTCGCTGAGTTTGCCGAACTCCTTACGGCCCAGGCGCTTGAAGGTGATGTCGAAGGTGCTGGAGTCGAACGTGCCGCCGTCAGCGGGTTCTTCGATGGTTACAGGCCACTTGAAGGTCTTGACCTTCTTGCGAACGAACGCCATAAGCTGTTCGGATGAGTTACTGGATGTACCGGCTTAGTGTAGGTGCTTTTCGCGTAAGCGGCATCGCAGCAAAAACCCCCTAAGCGGCGTGGCTTAGGGGGTGGGGGATGCGCGGCGGCGTGGCTCAGGCGTAGATCAGACGGATCTCGTCGTTGCCGGTGGTGGAGGGCACAGCGGTGTAGGGCAGGGCGAGCATGTGGATGCCGTCCTGGTCGGAGTAGCTGGGCGCTCCGATGTCCACGCGGTTGGAAACCAGCGAGACGATGTTACCAGCGGTCGTTCCATGGATGAAGGAAAGATCGCCCAGGGCGTTGTCGGTGAGAGAGGTGGTGAAGTAGTCCTTCTCTGCGATGGTGGGTGCTTCGATCGTTGCGGTGCCGGACACCGAGCGATCGGTGAGCAGCACTTCCTTGGTGCAGCCGACGAGTTCGCGGTAGATGATGCTATTGCCGATGTCCATGGCAACCGACTGGAGGCAGCCGGAGTAGCCGAGGAGGTTGAAGCCGCCGCTGTTGCCTGCCTTGAAGACGAGCGGGGCGGCCTGGTCGGCGTAGGTTACGGAAGGTGCGGCGGTGTCGGTGGGGGCGTTGTAGATGCCCGTCATCGTGAAGTCGAGGGTCGGGATCTGGCCGACAGTGGTGTTCAGTGAGAACGTGCCACGGGCGCCGGTGAGCTTGTGGAGAACCCCGTCGATGTTGTAGTAGAGGGTTACCGAGCTGAAAGCGCTGCTGACAGGGGCGTAGATGGTCTGGAGACCGATGCTGTAGACGCTGGTGTTGTCGGGGGTGACGTTGCCGGCGAGGGCGCGGAGGGAGGCGACGCGGGTGGAACCCACGTAACCGGTGACGAGCGCGACGGTGCCGCTGCCAGTGCCGCCGGTGATGCGGATGATCTGGTTCTTGTAGGCGTCGTTGGTGGCGCTGGAGCCGACGGCCAGCGTGATGCTGTTCAGGGCGCCCGCGGTGGCGGTGCCGGTGACGGCAGGGGTAATGGAGGTCTCAGCGAAGCCGCAGGCTTTCAGGATCGAGCCGTAGCGGGGTGCGGTGCCGGCAGCTCCGCTTCCGGCCAGCTCGACGCTGAAGGTGCATTCAACGCGGACGTTGGCGAGCAGCTGCTCGGATGCGCCCAGGTAAGGACGAACCAGGTCACGGTTGACGCTCTCGCTCTGGACCGGCGTGATGTTGAGGTCACGGACCAGCACGGCGTCGGTGCCCGTGGGGGAAGGATCGGAGCCGTAGGTGGCCTCGATCTCCGCCAAGAGGAGGCGCTTACGAGTGAGGAGTGCCATCGTGAATTACCTGGGGGTGTCTGAATGCTGCGTACGCTGCACAAGCGTCCGCCGGCCGGTTGAGGAGTCGAGGGTGTACGAGCCGCCTTGGCCGCTGTACTCATCAATAAGCATAGGTGCGGGCGCTTCAACAGATTCTGCTGCGGCTTCTTGTTCCAGCTCCTGCAGATTGTCCTCAGCAACTTCGCTGCTCAGGACATCCTCGGATGGTGCTGTAGTTCTTGCCATAAGTGCTTGGGGGCTGCGGCGATTCTAAGTGGCGGACATGGCAAAGTTTGCGGGCTTAGCTGCTTAGCGTTGCCACTTGCGTGCGATAAAGGATGCGGAAGTTGTTGAAAATTACGCCTACGGGAGTGTCGGCGGCTTCTAAGGTAAATTCGGTGGGGCCTGGTTGAATGTCGATACAGAGACCGCCTAAAGTGACGTCGGCCATTAGTTTGCTGTGCAGCGACTCGATTATGGGATCGGCGGCTTGATCGGGTACTGCATCGCGCACGATAATTACCACGCGCATGTTTAGTGTGTGATCGAGCGTAGGCAGCGATGTGTTCTGCGTCGGCACGTTGCTTACGGGCTCGACGATGAGGGCGGCGCTCTCGGCGCGTGCCACAGGCTCGACGCGGCTGCGGTAGATGCGCGTGCCAACGCCAACGGTGCCGACAAGCGCGGTCCGCACCGCGCTAAGGATTTGTTCGCGCTTGGTTGTCATCAGCGCACCTCGGTGGCAACGAGACGGCCGCGACGAAAGCTGAGGTTCTCGGTGCCGCTGTGGTTGGCGATTCGCAGCGCCACTTCATCGCCGGAAGCCATGCTGATCATCCAGTTGGTGACGAGTTTGGCTTCGTCGCCAGCGGAGCCGGTGAAGGCGCGGCACTCCGTTTGGTCTAAGGCAGTGCCGTTCTTGGCCAGCTTGATGCCTAGGACTTTGTTATTGCCGCTTGCGGTCTTGGCGTCGATACTACCATAAATTTGCATTAGACGAGTAGCACCGCTTGTGTTCTTTATGGCGAAGGTATCGGTGGTGCCGAGCGTCATGCCGCTTGCGGATGCGGTGTCGAAGATGCCGGTAAGTCCCGTGGTGACGTAGACGCCTTGGGTGGTGATCGTGATGGTACCGGCGTCCATCTTGCTGGCCTGGCCGCGTATCTGGTCGGTGTCAGCGAAGATGTAGGGGAGGGCGGTCCAAGCTGTTGAGCCGGTGCCGACTTTGATTTTGCGGGTGTCGGACTCGATGCCCATCTCGCCGGAGAGGAGCGTGGGGTTGGCAGCGGTCCAGGCCGCTGCGGTGTCCGTGCGCAGTTGAATCTGGGCGATGGTGCTCATGCTGTACCCCCACTGATGTCGTTGCCATCAATGTAAGTGGTGGAGGCGGCACCGCCGTTGATCAGTGGGTTGAGCTGATCTAGGCCCAAGTCGTCGATCGAGACCACAGCGCCGTTAGCGCTAAGCGGTGTGGTGGAGGTGGTGTGCGTGGTTTCTAAGGCGCGTTGCAAGGAAATTTGCGTGAACACCCCGTCGCTAATTAGGACGTTGGCGCGTACGGTATAGGCGGCGCCGTTTACGGTAAGCTGTGAGCCGTAGAGTAGGTCGCCGAACTTAGCGGATTCGCAAGTAAGTGTGTATTCGGTGCTGATTACTTGACCGTCGACGATTAGTTCGCTGGGCATGTCGAGGATGCCTAGGCCGGATGCAGAGCCTGCTACGACGCTTACGCCGAAGTCGGCTAGGTAGAGGCCGGTATCTTCGGCGATCACGCGAATACCCTCGATGGATGCTTGGGCTCGACGAGGTAGGCGTCCCACCCTTCCGGCAGTTCGCCCACGTAGTTGACGTGCCAGCCGCTCAGCAGCACGGGTGGGGTGATCGCCTTGCAGGTGTCGGGGTCAAAGGTGCCGCCTTTGTAGATGGGGCCGATCACGTCCAGGGCGT